CACCGCATGGTGGTGGAGATCAAGCCAGAAACCAGAAGCCTGGCTCAGAACGCAAGGCTTTGGGCGCTTTTGACAGACCTGGCCAAGCAGGTCGACTGGTACGGCCGCAAGCTGAGCGCAGAGGAATGGAAGCACGTGATGACCGCCTCAATGACTAAGCAGGACGTCGTGCCTGGCATCGATGGCGGCTTTGTTGTGCTCGGCAAGTCCACCAGCAACATGACCAAGCCCGAAATGAGCGAGCTGCAGGACTTGATCGAGGCCTTCGGTGCGCAGCAGGGCGTGCGCTTCACCGCGCCAGAATATGTCGACCCTGAGACTGGAGAGATCACATGAAACTTACAGAGGCAGACAAGGCAGGCATTTGGGCTTTGGTTTGGCTTGGGATTGCAGGCATCGGCGCATGGTTCACGATTGCTGCGATTGTCTTTGTGCACATCAAAAGGTGGTTTTCATGAGCAACATCACAGCGCTTCGTGGCGCAACCGTGCCAACAAATGAGCCGAACGCGGCCTTAGTGGCTGCGCTCAAAGACATCCTGGCCGATGCTGAATCTGGTCGACTGCAGTCATTCTTTGCCGCAGGCTTTCTGGCCGATGGCCTGCGAATGTCCTGCGTGCTCGGTGACCATTCCAACGTCTACGAGGTGGTCGGCTCCATTGAGATGCTGAAGCACCACTACATCACCAACCACACGGAGAGGCTATGACAACAGCCCACGTTCGCTCCATCATGAAGTCGGTCATTGCATCCGGCTTTGACCCGACCGAAATGCAGTGGTTTGATATTTCAGGCGCTAACCTGTCGACCGGCATCAAGATCGACAACCTGACGACCCACCGGCCACCGTTTGAGAAAAGCCTGGTGCTCTGGGCCGGACAAACATCAAGCCACGAGCGTTACGAGATGATGATGCTGGCCGCTGGAGATGATCCACAGGAAGGCATCGTTCTTGACTTGAGCAAGGGACAGCCTGGCAAATACACCACCTTCCCGCCGATGGTTTACGCCATTGTGGATGGCCAGATCAAGTACGGCCCCGTCGATGAAGGCCAAGACCTGCCAAGAGATGTGGCCGAGATCATGCTGGCCACCATGTCCAAGTGGCTGGAAAGCATGGACACCGGCTGCGAGTGTTATCAGCCCGTGATAACCAACACCTTCACGAACAGGCGCAAAATCGCTGCAGGCAAAACGCCGACCTACGACTGGCGCACCGTCAAGATCGGCCCAAAGACCGCCAAAGGCGAATCGAAAGGCGGCACGCACGCGTCCCCCAGGCTGCACGACCGTCGCGGCCACATTCGCAGACTGGCCAGCGGAAAAAACGTCTGGGTCAAGGCTTGCAAGGTTGGCGATGCCAGCCTGGGCACCGTGTTCCACGATTACAAGATAGAGGCGAAATGACCACAATCGCAGAACGCAAGCACATGAGCCGCGTGGCCGAGCTAGGTTGCGCTGTGTGCTGGCGCATACACGGCCCACATGAGCCAGGCCCGGTCGAGCTGCATCATCCGAGAACAGGTGTTGGAATGGGCAAACGATCCAGCCACATGGATGTATTGCCTTTGTGCGTTAATCATCATCGTGGTAATATGGGAATTCACGGGATGGGCAGAAAAGCATTTGAGGCCCATTACGGATTCACAGAAATGGACTTGCTCGATGACGTTCGAAAAAAAACTGCTTGAAGGAGAAGTTTTCAAAGACGTGCCGAAGTACGATGGATGGATCGCGGCATCAAACCTTGGCAGGATTTACAGCTACCCACGAACAGTCACAAAGTACTGCGGATTGCATGACAAGGATGTGACCCAGCAATACGAAGGCCGCATCCTGTCTCAGTACGACCGGAATGGCTACATGAGCGTTCGATTCGGCATCAATGGGAAAAAGTACGTTGAGCTGGTTTCCAGGCTTGTACTCATGGCATTTGACAGGATGCCTGCCGATCATGAGTTCGCTTGTCACAACGACAGCAATCCGACCAACAACAAAATCGAAAACCTGCGCTGGGACAACCAGACTGGCAACATGAAAGACCGAACAGATCGCGGCCTGTATAGACGAGGCCAAGATCATCATGCCGCGAAGGTGCCAGTTGCTCTTGTTGACGCCTTGCAGTCCGGAAAAATCACGCCTGCCGATGCTGCAAAACAGACCGGCTTTCGATATGGACACCTATGGCGGATTGCAAAAGGTCAATGCTGGAAGCAAAGATTCGCGCAAAACAACTCACTGGAGCGACTGAAATGACCGACATCAACGCAACGCTGGCCGAGCGCGGCAGTAGGTATGGGGCCTTTGATGGCCATGCCGAAATTGCACAGCAGCTCAAGGCAACTGTTCGTGTCTTTGAGGCAAAACGAGGGTGCGACCTTGCCCATGACCAGCGGGAGGCCCTGGAAATGATTATGCACAAGGTGGCCAGAATCCTGAACGGCGACCCGAACTATGCCGACAACTGGATCGATATCGCAGGCTACGCCACCCTGGTGGCCGACCGGCTGGAAGGCGACAATGGAGCAGTTTGAAACCCTGTGGCCCGTCCTGCTGACCATTGCACTTGTTGCACTTGGCCAATGGTGGGCTGTCCTGGCGATGTACGCCTGGCTGATCTGGACGAGGTGGAAATGATCATCATCCTGCCATGGCCACCCACCGGCCTGTCCCCAAACGCCAGAAACCACTGGGCCAAGACCGCCAAGCTCAAAAAGCAATACCGCGAGGCCTGTTTCTGGCAGGCCATGGAGCAAGGCGCACGCCCAATCCAGTCCGCCAGCCTGCACCTGACCCTGACGTTCTACCCGCCAACACGCAGGCAGTACGACCTGGACAACGCCCTGGCACGCATGAAAGCCGGTCTGGACGGACTGGCCGACGTGCTCAAGGTAGACGACAAACACTGGACGCTGACCATCCGCAAGGGCGAGACGGTCGGCGGATTCGTAGAAGTTCACATCGAAAGGCCCACAGAATGAAACTCCCAGACCAGCTCGAAACTATCCAGATCGATGCGCTGATACCCTTGACAACTTCAGATTAAACCCTTACAATAATTTCCAAACAATGCAGTGAGGCATTTATGGAAATCGAATGGCGAGACATACCCATTGCCCCAGGCTACATGGCGAATAGTCTTGGAGAAATTTGGTCGAAAGATCGACAGGTCAAAAAAACCATCAAGGGTGTCGAGCGTCTTTTCATGCTGAAGGGAAAGAAACTCAAACCGTGGATGGCGAACGCTTACCAGTATTGCCAAGCTGGAAGTGGCGTGAAAACATCAGTCCATCGGCTCGTGTGCATGGCTTTTCATGGATTGCCAGAGGAAAAACAAGAGGCATCACATCTCGATGGGAACCCAAAAAACAACGCTCCATCGAATCTTGCTTGGGTCAGTCATTCAGAAAACGAACAGCAAAAAAAGCTGCATGGAACATATGCGAGACCAAAAAATTTCAAGAAACCATGGCACAAAAAGCGTGGCACAAAACCAACAAAGCATCCAATGGCTGATGTGATCAAAAAAATGGTTTCAGACGGAGCGTCTGTTGCTGATGTTGCTTTGTTCTTGAATATCTCAAAAAGTGGCGCACACCACATCATCAAAAACAGACTGAAAGGTGGTTATGAATGAGTTGGCTCTTTTCGCAGGCGCTGGTGGAGGAATACTTGGGGGGGGGCTGCTCGGATGGCGAACAGTCTGTGCTGTCGAATGGGAGCCATATGCAGCAAGCGTATTGTGCGCCAGACAAAATGACGGAATTCTCCCGCCTTTCCCAGTATGGGATGACGTTCAAACCTTTGATGGAAACCCGTGGCGAGGAATTGTTGACGTCATATCTGGCGGATTTCCATGCCAAGACATTTCAGCGGCAGGAAAAGGAAAAGGACTTGACGGAGAACGTAGCGGAATGTGGAGGCACATGGCGAGGTTGGTTAGCGAAATACGACCCAGATTCGTCTTTGTGGAAAATAGCCCAATGCTCACTACTAGGGGAGGAGCCAGAGTTATTGCAGACCTTACCGCGCTACGGTATGACACTCGATGGGCTGTTATGGGAGCTTCCGATGTTGGAGCAAATCATCAGAGGGACAGAATCTGGATTGTCGCCAGACGGAGAGACAACATTTCACACGCCGAATTGCTCGGGACTGGATGGAGGAAGCAACTCCAGGAAAGCGCTGAAAAAAAAGCAAATGGAATGGGCAAGTCCAAATGCACGGGATTGGAAGGACAGCGGAGCCAGTCAGGGAAACAGAAAATCACCGAATTTGGGGACGCAGGTTCATTGGCCGACACCGAGAACAAAGGGGATGTGTGGCGGCAGTGGATCATGGGATTTGCTCAACAAGAACACAACAATCGAAGAAGCCAGACAAATGGGCGCAGGGAATGGTGGCAAACTGAACCCAACGTGGGTCGAGTGGCTGATGGGGTGGCCGCTAGGGTGGACAGACTTAAAGCCATTGGAAACGGACAAGTCCCTCTGTGTGCTGCAACAGCATTTAACATCTTGAGTGCAGGATTCAAAAATGGCAACGAAACGCACTGAAAAGCCCAAAAAAACAGCGAAACCAGCAAAGCCAGAGCGAGACAAGGACGCCATCTGTCAATCCGTCCTGCAAGGGATGAGAGACGGCCTGAGCGCTTTCAAGGCTTGCCAATCCGCAGGAGTTCCACAAAGCACGTTTAATCGATGGGTAGATGCTGACGTTAAACTTGCGGAAGACTACGCGCACGCGAGGGAAGACCTGATCGAGCGCATGGCGAATGAGGTGCTGGAGCTGGCCGACAGCGAAGTCCCTGAGACTGGAGACGGAAAGCGCGATTGGCAGGCCATTCAGCAGCGCAAACTGCAAGTGGACAGCCGAAAGTGGCTGCTCTCCAAGCTGGCCCCGAAAAAGTACGGCGACCGGCTGGAGCTGGCAGGCGACAAGGAAAACCCTTTGCAAGTGCAAACCATCGACGCCTCGAAGTTATCCACAGACGTGCTGGCGCAGATCATCGCGGCCAAAGACGATGTTACTGACCGAAGCTGACCTGCTGGCCGTCGAGCGCGAGCTGTGCAGGCGCAGCCTGGCCGAGTTTGCCAAGCGTGCCTGGCGCGTGCTTGAACCTGCTGCCGAGCTGAAGTGGGGATGGGCGCTGGACGCCATTTGCCTGCACTTGGAGGCCGTGACCAAGGGCGAGATCAACCGCCTGCTGATGAACGTGCCACCCGGCTCCATGAAGTCCCTGCTGACCGGCGTGATCTGGCCAGCCTGGGAGTGGGGGCCTCGGGACATGCCCGAGATGCGCTTT